CCCGTTAGGTGTTCAAAACCTATTTTCTTACGTTTGATATTTGATGTATCTTCTAAATTTCTCAGTATTACCTTATTGTCCTCTATTCTGTAATCAAGCCCTTTCTTTTGCGTTAGAGAATTAATAGCACTAAACACATCAAAACTATTGAATGTTAGATTGCTCACAAACGTTTTCTTATTGTATTTGGTTATTGTAGAATGTTGTGGTGGAGAGTAGTATTTGGTTCCTGATGCAAACGTTATTGTCTGATTACTTATTGCCTGTATCTCTCCGATTAAGTGTCCATCTTCACTGTATATCACATCACCATCATTTAACTCTGTGACATTTTCCAAGCAAACTATGTTGTTAGTTCCATTAGTGTTCACTATGTTAGTTGTGTATATCACAGTGCTTTTCCTTTCATCATATTTCAGCCCCGATTCCATTATGATATTACTTAACTCAGCGTCTATATCCGAGCCAATATCATATGTTGTGCCAACATAACACCGTTTGATTTTCTTAAGTCTAGGTTTCCTACCAATACTAAGGTCAAAAACCTCTCCAAAGGAAACAACTCCATTACCCGTTAAATTACCATCATATGTTAGCACTAAACATTCTTCTGTGGCTTCTGATGTTCCCTTCTTCCTAACTAAAGTCACTGTTACGTCTTTTTTCTGTCTACTGTTACCATCTGTAACATGTGTAGTGATGACTTCCCCTTCAGTAAAATTTCTAACTGCACTTGCAGGAGTCCTACATTCAATAAATTTGTAATCACTAGTAATAGGACTATCAATATCCAATTTCAAATACATGGAGTAAACTCCTTCATTGAAATACTGGTTATCATCACTTTGTGTTGCAGTGCTATTGCTCGCACTCCCCGTTTTGAAGTTATGAGTGGTTGTCTTGTAGTTAATACCACTATCTTTCATTACATTGAACTCTATCTTCTCCGGTGTCTCTAAGAATGTTCTTTCTGCTATTTTCATTAATCGGTATCTGTCTCCATAATTCCCAATACTTATTGCCGTATCGAATGTTAAGTGGTGTTTCTCCCATTGTGCAGGACTAATAGTGGCAGGAGTAACAACGTGGTTAACTATCTTAGCAATGAATTTGGGTATACCATTAACACTGCTGTTTCTCAATGTTTTACCATTAGTCAATTCTTCAGACACAATGTAATACCCTTTCAAATCCGGCATGAAACTAAGCCATGTGTGCGCCCTATTAGTAGTGTTAATGCAATCTCCTAAAGTGAATGTTATGGTTTTGTCATCGGATGAAGTAACCACCCCATCTGATTGACCACTAACTGCTTTCTCTGTTAAGTCGAATCTTGGTTTAATTAACATTTGAGTTGAGAACATCATTCCCAAATTATTACGAGTTGACCCACTATGAGTTACACCACCAATGTCATAATCAGCAGGGTCGCCTTCATGCGAAGCAGCCCGATGTGTAGATAGTGATACTAGTTTATTTCCTGATAAATCAGCGAGAGGATAAATGCCAGTCTTAGTGCCTAGTAGGGATACTTGATAATCTTCTGAGGCCAAAGTCCAAGCATTGCTCAACGTAAATCTACCAACTTCACTATTGGTGAATTTCCACAATCTAGTAGTTGGGGTATGTTGCTCTTGTTGTTGTTCCCCATAATGTGTGGTAAGATATGTTGGTTGAGTGTAATCCACCCAACTAGTATTGGAAGGTAATTCAAGAGGACAACTACTCAAGTGGTAGTCATCCCAACTAGTATTATCCTGAGAAGGTTGCCAATCTTTGAATAAACCAATGCAGTTATCATACACATGTGTTCTACCTATTCCTAACGAATTGTAGTCTGCGGCAGTTTTTGCTTGACCACTTCCAAATGACTTTGCAACCATTGCAGAAATCACTCTAGACGTATGAAGCCGTGTTATATTCTCATTAGTAGTCAAACTATCAGTATCATCATCATCCCAACCGTCTATGGAATGAAATGGAGAATATCTCATGTCTCTATCATGATTACTACCTTTTTGGGTGGGGTCTTTGTTTTCTGCTATAATTGGTAGTATCACGTTCATTGGGTTGTAGGTTGCAGGACTACTTTCGCTATTCATCAATAGTTGGTGTTTGAAAAACCCACTAGTTATGGGAGGGCGTAATAACCATGCAGTGTGGAATCTGATATTACGCCAATCACTCTGCCTGTCTTTGAAATAAGTATCAATCCCCCCCGACCCGTCAATCAGTCTAGTAGTTAGTTCATCCAAACTAGCATCAGGAGCAGAAAACAATCTGAATGTCTCAACACCAAAGAGAGGGTGTCCGTTACTAGAATTACCATAAAGCCATGTATATCCACCAAATTTCAATGTATCATTTGCACTTGTAATTGATAGGTTATTCTTTTGGAATCCTTCTTTTGCGCTGACTCCTACTAATCCTCCGTATTCATTACTTTCTAGTATGAAATCACCATCAGCAGTTGCCTCACTACTAGCAGGAGTTCCTTGTAGGTGTGATAGTTTGTAATACATGTCTCCCATAGAATCATCTCCATCTAACTGCGAATCAGTTAGATTCACTATCGTTGGTCTGCGAATCATACAATAATCAAAATATGGTAAGGATGGAATTTCAGAAGAGTTCTTCAACGACTCAAAATCAACGGGATTGAAATGCCAATCAAAAGTTGCTTCTATGAGTCTGATAACCCCCCACCTATTTATGTCCTCAGTTGTCTTAGATGCTGATGTTATTGTTTGTGTTTCAAAATTAATATCCCTTTTTAGTGTCTCATGAGTTTGACCATCATATAGTGTATGAGTAGTGTTGTTCGTTTTACCAGTAGTTTCGCTTTCCAAAACTATTCCATAAGTCTCAAATGTTTTAGGGTGATTAAACAAACTATTATGTCGTTGTTTAGAAGATGGGTATATGTCTCCTATTGCTAATAACTCATATGGTAATGTTCTAGGGTCTATCTGTTCAAAGGCAGAATACAAAATATCTATTTCATATGGTTTGTTACTTGGCCCTTCATCCCAATAATCAGTATCTAATGGGTATGTGCTTGGCAATGGCGCAGAAGCATGATAATAGGTAGATAGGTTTGACCAACCCTTCAGATTATTACTTCCCAACTTAGGTTTACTAGTAGGAGTTGTTGAGATAGAAGTAGTGCTACCATTGCCTTTGATTGAATATCCTACTGCATATCCTCGTATACCTTGCTTTATTCGCCCACTATTGTATATGCTATTGTGGGTTCTAACCAACCCTCCTGAATTAATCGGTTGTAAATCCCAATAACGTATAGTATCTGATGGCATGAAATTACCACCTGTCTCAGCAACTAACGTATCCTCTAATCGGTGAATGAATCCCCCTGTCGCTATATTGTTATTCACCAAATACAGACTAGTGTTTCCTCTAGTATCGCTGCTATTTGTTTCTACTCTACCCAACACCATTGGAAATATAGGCGCAACTTCCATTACAGGAGTAGTATAATCCTGCTCATTCACATTAAGGACATCAAACATCTCAGAGTTAACGGTCATAATATCGCTCTTTGTTACACTAACCCCGTTTTCATTTCCTACTGTGAATGCAAATATGGAATCGTTTGTTGATATTGATTTAGGTGATGATATATCGTAGCCAAGAGTATCACCGAAAATTTGAGCATCAGTTGATGTAGAGGAACTATCATTGGAAGACAACTGTAATGGAGAATATGTGAAGGCGTTACTTGCATATGCCATATCTAATCCTGATTTGAAGGATAGTCCTTTCTCACTAATAGATGTAAAATCGGATATTCCTAAAGGGTGTAATATGTTACTTTGTAGAGACTTAGTGCCAGTAATGTAATTTATTTGATTAGACCCATATGGATTGTATGTGTTTATTGTGTTATTTTCAGTAGTGGTTAATGCTTGGTCTTTCAGTGTAATTGTCCAAACGTGTTCGCCACCACCCGAAGAATATGTTGAACTACTCACTTCCCCTATCAAATCCCCAGTGTTATTGAATAACAAACAGTATTTGTTGAAAGCATCTGATGGCACAGGGTTTGCTCCTGTTAACTCAACAGTAACTGTCTTAGAAGAGATATTCACTGGGTTACTATCAGAAGAATTGACATTACTTACTAAATCATAATTCAAAATTGGTGGGAGAGAAGTGCTTATCACATCTGAGTGGTGAGTTAGACTCTTGCTTATCGTGCCTCCTAACAATTTAGATGTATCATCCCTACCTGAGAACTTGAATGTAGTAAACCCATTACTTGTGCTAACATCAATGTCTTCTACACTACCACTGAATACTTCATCGGTTATTGAGTAGTCGCCATTGTAATAGTAGAATGGACTAATTGCTGTTTTTTGATAGAACTGAATATCAGATTCTTTGAACTTAGCAAACTTATTGTTTTTATCAGCATAGTCCACTTCTATCATATGACTATTGTATCTCAAAGGAGTTAGTGTAGCACCATACATTTTACTATCTTCTTTCTTTATTGCCACACCGCCCATAGTCACAGTTTGAAATACTCCTGCTGATGTGATTTTCACTTCTGAATCCGATTCAAAGTTGTAATTCAACACCCCTGAATATGGCATCAGATACATCGTTTTACCTAGTATTGTGGGAGCAGTTGCTGAACCTGTCCACGTATTAGCACTCAAGGTTTTGTAATCTTTGATTACAATGGACTGTTCAGTGTCTGAACCTTTTACGCCAACTGAATCAATAACAAGATAATAACCATCTACTTCAACAATATCATTAGCACTTAACATGTGTTTCAAATTCATTTTAGTAGTCATTTCTTTGAGAGTAAGAGTGCTTCCACTATTAGTGTTTAATTTACCCACTATTGGTATTTTGTTGAACTTACCATTGTAAA